CGTGTTTATGCAATCATGGGAGAAGGCTTGTGGTCACATCGTAAACTTAGCAATAGTGAAGTAGATACTGAGATGTTGTTAAAGTGGCACAAAGATAAAATTGAGGGTAAGCCACATTTTCATATTATTTCTAATGATAATGGCGGAGAAATTACTCCCTCTGTAATTCGTGGAAAGATTGATCAGTATAATCCAGACTTTGTAATTGTGGATTATTTACAACTTATGAGTCCAAACCAAAAATCTGAAAATGAGACGGTACGTATGAAAAATCTATCTCGTGAACTTAAACTAATGTCTATTGGTGAGGAAGTTCCTATCATTGCCATTTCATCTGCTACACCTGATGATGTTACTAATTTAAATACCGTGCCAACATTAGGTCAAACTGCTTGGTCAAGACAAATTGCTTATGATGCCGACTGGGTTCTTGCACTAGGTCGTGCATTCAATAGCGATACAATAGAGTGTGCATTTAGAAAAAATAGAAATGGATTTATGGGAGACTTCTTAGTTCAGGTAGATTTTGATAAAGGATATTACAGATACAAAGATTTTGAGGACAAGAATGTTTAACGAGACATACACAGAAGAGCAGGTAGAGCGAGCACTCAATGGGGTTGGTATTGAGATTGTTTCTCAAACAGAAAGCAACTTTATGATATTTTGCCCATTTCACAACAACTCTCGCACACCAGCAGGAACAATATCCAAAGAAAAAGGTTTGTTCTTTTGTTTTGGCTGTCAAACTAGCAAGAACTTAGTAGAATTTGTTATGTCTGTCTCTAATAGAACCTATTTTGAATCGGTAAGATATATAAAACAAAAAGATAAAGAAGTAAATATTGAGCAGTTAGTAAACAAAAAATTGTATACAGCACCTGAATTTGTTCAGTTTGACGAAGTATTAATTAAAAGATTAAACAATCAGGCATTAGAGACACCAAAAGCAATGAATTATTTTTACAGTCGTAGAATAACAGAGGGTTCAGTCAAAAAGTTCTCTCTAGGATATTCTGAAAAACAAAATTTTGTAACTATTCCAGTTCAGTCTCCAGATGGAATGACTATTGGATTTGTGGGTAGGTCAATTGAAGGAAAAGATTTTAAGAATACGCCAGGGTTGCAAAAATCAAAAATTCTATTTAATTTACACAGAGTTAGATCTTCTAAGTTTGTATATGTTGTAGAGTCTTCTTTTGATGCAATTAGACTAGACCAAGTAGGTTTTCCAGCGGTTGCTACGCTGGGGGCTAACGTATCATCTGTACAGATGGGCTTGTTAGAAAAGTATTTCAGTGATGTTATACTTATAGCAGACAATGATGAAGCGGGGGCAACAATGACAGATCGTATTTTAAGTAAAATAGGTTCTAAAGTTGCTGTTGTAAACATTGACAAAAAATACAAAGATATAGGCGAGATGAGCGACGAGGAAATTAAAAAACTAAAATACAAGTTTGACAACTCAATAATCGCTATGCTAGAATAAAAATAAGGAGAAAAATGACAATAGTAAAAGGGCTAAAGAATATCAACGCTCTAGTTGATAAGCCAAAGTATGAAGGCAATAAGGTTCGTTGGTTAAAGTTAGCAGACGGACAATCGGTAAAAATTCGTTTTGTTGAAGAACTAGACGAAGATTCATCTAATTACAATGAAAAGCGTGGTCTTGCTTTGGTTGTAAAAGAGCATACAAATCCAAAAGATTATAAGCGTCGTGCTCTAGACACAATGGATTCAGAAGGTCGTGATTGGGCAGAGGAAATGCATCGCAAAGACCCAAAGGCTGGATGGAGAACACGTCTTCGTTTTTACTGCAATGTTTTAGTGGATGATGGCATTGAGGATGCATACCCTGCAATTTGGGCAATGGGTGTAAGCAAGCAGTCATCATTTAATACAATTCGTGAATATGCACTTGAAACTGGTAGCATATCAAATTTAATGTGGAAACTGAAGCGTAACGGTCAAGGTACCGAAACAAGTTACACATTAATTCCAGGAAGTCCAGATAAAGAACCATTTGATTGGTCTAAGGTTGAGCCATATCCATTAGAAAAGGCTCTTAACAAAATTCCTTATGCCGAACAAGAAGCATTTTATCTTGGTTATGACACACCATCTGCTGGTTCTTCCAGCGCTGAGTGGTAATACTTAGTGTCTTACGTTGGGCTTCACGTTCACACACACTATTCATTAATGGATGGTGTGGCTACTCCACAAGAATATGTCAGTCGTGCTCTTGAGTTGGGTATGCCTGCAATTGCGATTACAGATCACGGTACTCTTTCTGGGCACCGTGAGATGTATCGTCTTTGTAAAGAAGCGGGTATAAAACCAATCCTTGGCATAGAAGCATATCTAGCAATAGACAGATTTGATAAAAGAGATAAATCAGAAAGAACTGGTCCTCTTGATTTAAATTATTTTCACATTGTTCTTTTAGCCAAAAATCAACAAGGTTTGGAAAACCTAAATAAGTTAAATGAGATTGCTTGGACAGAGGGTTTTTACAAAAAACCAAGAATTGATTTTGAGGTTTTACAAAAATATAAAGATGGGATTATTGTTTTATCTGCTTGTCAAAGTGGAATAATAGCAAAAGCAATTGAAGTAGAAGAGTATGCTCAGGCTAAAAAATATTTAGAATGGTTTAAAAATAATTTTGCTGACGATTTTTATATTGAAATTATGCCACACAACAAAAAAGAAATAAATGATTCACTTATTGAACTTGCTAAGGCATATTCTGTTAAGATTGTTGTAACTCCAGACTGTCACCATTCAACTGTTAATCAAAAAATTATCCAAGAAATGATGTTGCTTCTTAATACTCATGCAAAATTAAAAAAAGATGTTACATATGAAAAATCTAAAAAACAAAAGAATATGATGGATCGTCTTGATTATTTGTATGGTGAAGATAGACAGATGTCTTTCCGCTCATTTGATATTCATTTGTTGTCTTATGAAGAAGTGTTTGAAGCAATGGCAAAACAAGGTATTGAAGATCAACAAATGTTTGACTCAACTCTTGAAATAGCAAACAAGGTAGAAGATTACGACATTAAATTTAATTTAAGTTTGTTACCAGTTCAATACAAAGATCCAGATGGACAGTTAGCAGAACTTGCGTTTGCTGGATTAGAAGAAAAAAGACTTAACTCTAATTGGCTTGGCAATGACATATATGAGCAAAGACTTGATGAAGAGTTATCAATTATTAGAGATAAAAAGTTTGCACCATACTTTCTTGTAGTTCAAAATATGATTAGTTGGGCAAAAAAAGAAGATATCTTGGTTGGTCCAGGTCGTGGATCTTCCGCTGGCTCACTGGTTTGTTATTTGCTTGGAATTACAGATATTGATCCACTAGAGCATGATCTATTATTTTTCCGTTTTATTAATCCAGAACGTAATGATTTTCCAGATATTGATACTGACATTCAAGATACACGTCGTGAAGAAGTAAAAGATTATCTTGTTAGACAATATAGACATGTAGCCTCTATTGCAACGTTTTTACAGTTTAAAGATAAAGGGGTTGTAAGAGATGTTTCTCGTGCATTGAACATACCTTTGCCAGACGTCAATAAAGTATTAAAAACTGTAGATACTTGGGATAGTTTTGTAACATCAAAAAATTCTGAATGGTTTCGTGAAAAATATCCAGAAGTAATTGTTTATGGAGAACAACTTCGTGGTCGAATTCGTGGTACTGGAATACATGCTGCTGGTGTTGTAACTAGCAAAGAACCAATTTTTAGACACGCACCTATGGAAACTCGCTCTTCTCCTGGATCGGATGAACGAATTCCAGTTGTTGGTGTTGACATGGAAGAAGCAGAAAAAATTGGATTAATTAAAATTGATGCTTTAGGATTAAAAACTTTGAGCGTTGTTAAGGACTGTATTGATGTTGTTAAAAAAAGAGAAGGAACTGTTGTTGATCTTTTTAATATTGATATGAATGACAGTCGTGTTTACGAAATGCTGTCTGACGGCTATACAAAGGGTGTGTTTCAATGTGAAGCAACTCCATATACCAATTTGTTAGTTAAAATGCGTGTAAAAAATCTTGCAGAATTGGCTGCTTCTAATGCACTAGTTCGACCAGGAGCCATGAATACCATTGGAAAAGACTACATTGCACGTAAACATGGTCGTCAAAACATAAACTATCTGCATGAAATCCTAAAACCAATCACTCAAGAAACATATGGGTGTATTCTATATCAAGAGCAAGTTATGCAGGCCTGCGTTGAACTTGGAAAAATGACAATGGCTGAGGCTGACAAGGTTCGTAAAATTATTGGAAAGAAAAAAGATGCAAGAGAGTTTGATGCGTTCAAAGATAAATTTGTTAAAGGCGCTTCTGCTTTTATTACTCCTAATGCCGCTTTGGATTTGTGGCATAATTTTGAGGCTCATGCTGGGTATTCGTTCAACAAATCACATGCCGTTGCTTACAGTACTCTCTCGTATTGGACGGCGTGGCTCAAACACCACTATCCGCTAGAATTTATGTTTGCACTTCTCAAAAATGAGAAGGATAAAGATACGAGAACAGAATATTTAATAGAAGCAAAACGAATGAATATTGTTATTAAGTTGCCACATATAAACGATTCAGACATTGATTTTAAAATTGAAGGCAAGACTATTCGCATTGGTTTATCTGCTATCAAATGGATATCAAATACAATTGCACAAAAATATATTGCAGCAAGACCATTTACTTCTTACAAGCAGGTAGAAGACTTTACTTTTACAAAAAAGAGTGGAGTAAATAGTCGTGCTTTGCAAGCAATGAATAGTGTTGGAGCAGTATCATTTCCAGATAATTTAAAAGATGATGAAAAAGTTAGAGAAAATCTTTATGAATATTTAAATTTGCCAGAATTTAATATTACCGTTCCTTCTCACTATCACGCTTTTATTAATGAAATTTGTGATTTTGAAGAAAAAGGATCTTTTATTTTAATGGGTATGATAAAATCAATTAAAAGGAGCAAAGGATGGTCAAGAGTTGAAATTTTGGACAAAAGTGGGTCTGTCGGTATATTTGACGATGAAAATACGACTATTGAGACTGGTCGTACTTATTTGGTTCTTGCTAATGACAACAGGATTGTTTCTTCAGTTCCTGTTGATGAAATAAAGGGATCGTCTAGTTCACTTGTAAAATTTTTGAATTATAAACAATTACCTTATAAAGACGATGAGATGTTTGTTGTAGCCTTTAAACAAAAAATTACTAAAAAGGGTAAAAGAATGGCTTCTCTTACTGTAGCAGATACCGCAAGAGAACTGCATTCTGTCACTGTGTTTCCAACATCTTTTGCAAAGGCATACATGAATATAAAAGAGGGTAGTGCCTATAAATTTGTTTTAGGAAAAACCAAAGAAGGAACAACAATAATGGAGGATGTAAATGTTAATTGACATAGAAAATGTATTATCTCAACTAGATCCTAGAATTCGTAAAAGACTTGGCACTGGAGAAAATATTAAAATTGAATATCAACCAACACCAAGTTACGGTCTTAATCGTGCTTTAAATGGTGGTCTCCCATATGGAAGACAGGTTCTTATCTGGGGTAGTAAATCAAGCGCTAAATCTTCTTTTTGTTTAGAGGTTATAGCGCTTGCTCAGGCTGCTGGTAAAAGTTGTGCATGGATTGATGCAGAAATGTCGTATTCCGAAGATTGGGCAAAAAAATTAGGAGTAGATACATCTAAATTAATTTATTCACAAACAAGAACAATTAACGAAATGGTTGACGTTGGAGTTGGATTAATGGAGGCAGGAGTAGATCTAGTTGTTGTTGATAGTATTACCTCACTTTTACCCGCAATTTATTTTGAAAAAGAATCTAACGAATTAAAACAACTTGAAAACACAAAACAAATTGGTGCAGAGTCTCGTGACTTCAGTAATGCATGGAAAATGATTAATTATGCTAACAATAAAGTAAAGCCTACCCTCTTTGTATTAATATCTCAATCAAGAAATAATATTAATGCTATGTATACTAATCAACAACCTTCTGGTGGACAGGCTACAAAGTTTTATTCATCTACTGTAATTAAGTTATTTTCTTCAGAATCTGAAAATCAAGCCATTAAAGGTAAAATTCATGTCGGAGATAAAATTATTGAAGAAAAAATAGGTCGTAAAGTTCGTTGGGAATTACAATTTTCTAAAACATCTCCTTCTTTTCAATCTGGTGAGTATGATTTTTATTTTAGAGGGGATCGCGTTGGCGTTGACTCTGTAGGAGATCTTGTTGATACCGCAGAAATTCTTGGTCTTGTTTCAAGAACTGGTGCTTGGTATCAATTAGAAGATGGACAAAAGGTTCAAGGCAGAGATGGACTTATTAATCGCGTAAAGCAAGACTTAAACCTACAGGAAACATTAAAAAACAAATTACAAAATGTCTAACAAATTTAGTATTCTTGAAGGGAAATTTATTTGCAAATTTTGCAAAAGAGAGGTAAAAACAGTTAGAGTTTATATGGATACTGGAAAAGCAACGTGGATGTGTTCTGAAAAACACTTGTCAGAAATAAAACTTTTTCAGGTTGGTTATAAGAAAAAAAGGGACTATGAGCGAGAAAAATGAAAGCAAAAGAATTGGTGCTAAACAGCACAAAAATTCTGGACGAAATACCAAAAAGGGTGATGCAACCTGGAAAAATTTTATTGTTGATTTTAAAGAAAACGAAAAATCTTTTACCCTTAATCAAGATGTTTGGGCCAAGGCTGTTACTGATACTCTTAAAGCAGGTAAAGATAAATCACCAGCAATAATTGTAATTTTGGGCAAGGGAAATAAAAAAACACGATTGGCTATAGTAGAATTTGACTTATTAAATCAACTAACAGAGGAAAAAATATGATACAAGAAACGGGTAAAAATACAATAGATCAAGTAAATGGTTTGACAGAAATTGCAGAATACATGCAAGATGAAGAACTTACCACGGCCTTGACCTTTATTGCAAAACTCATACTAAAACCAGACATACCGCTAAATGTTGTAACTGTTGAGATTGTAAGATTACAGGCAATAGCAGCAAAAATGTCTTTTAAGGCTACTTGGATGGCAAATGTTGATAAAAGCAACAGAAGCAAGAAAAATATCTATTATACCGCTGCAGAAGCAATAAATAGTCTAGTTTCTGCGCTTAAGTATACAATACGATAACTGATATAATGGAATAAAGGACAAAAAATGAGTAAAAGTTTATTAAGAGAATTAATGACAAAATCTGAGACAAAAAAGGATTTTAAGAAAAAACTTTTTAGTCTTGAAGGTCTTACAGAAAAAATAAACTCTGGCTATCTTGTTGCAAATAAGTCAGAGATTAAAACTAAAAAAACGTTTGCACCATCTACACTGGCATACGGATATGGAGAGTGTCCAAGATATTGGTACTTTGCTTTTTCAGGTGCTAATTTTGATGAAAATTCTGACGCTTTTGGAATTGCTAATAGAACAAATGGAACATATAGTCACGACAGAATTCAGGATGCCCTTATAAATGCTGGAATTGTTAAAATATTTGAGAATAAAAATGAAAAAACTCAAGAAATAGAAAAAACAACAGAGTTTCAAGTAAGCAACGACAGTCCTCCAATTTATGGATGGGCAGATGGAATTATTAATTGGAATAATGAAGAGTTGCTTTTAGAAATTAAGACTGCTAACATTGAAGGTTTTGAGTATCGTAAACGAACTGGCAAAGCAAAAAAGGGTCACGTTTTACAACTTCTTATATACATGAAAGTTTTAGGATATAAACGTGGGGTTATTCTGTATGAAAATAAAAACAACCACGAATTGGTTGCTATATTGGTAGAGGTAGATGATTATTATCGTGAGTACATGAATAATATTTTTGATTGGATGAGAAAAGTTAGGGCTGGTTGGATGAAAAATGAACTTCCAACAAAAAATTATAGATCTAATTCTACAATATGCAAAACTTGTCCTGTTAAAAAAACTTGTGATGATGCTGGTGCGGGAGTAGTGAAAATTACTTCATTGGAGAAATTGCGTGAAACGATGTGAGCGTTGTGATACAAGTTTTCAACCAAAAGTAAGTTATCAAATATACTGTGGTCAAGTTTGCAGAGACGAAGCAACTAAAGAAAAAATAGCACAAAGATATGAAATAACAAGAACACAAAAAAGAATTGGAAAACGAAGAATTTGTCTTGGTGGATGCGGATCACAACTATCCATCTATAATGACTCAGGATTTTGTTTTAACTGCAACGTTTATGAAAAAAAAGTACAAAAAATGTTAAAAACAATAGAAGGATTTTTTGATTATGAACAAGACAACTGACGAACCAAAATCAATTTGTGCTATTGATGCCAGCACCAACACCGTTGCTTTTGCTTTTTATATAGATAAAAAATTATTTCAACATGGAAAAATTAATTTTCAAGGAGAAAATATATATCAAAAAACTATAAATGCTACAACCAAAGTAAAATCATTTTTTGAGCATTACAAGTATATTGAAGCGGTAGTTATTGAACATACCGTATTTATGAATAGTCCTAAAACTGCTGCAGATCTAGCCATGGTTCAGGGTGCAATTATTGGCGGTATTGGTTTGTCAGGAATTAAGACGATAGGTCGTGTATCTCCAATTACTTGGCAATCTTTTTTAGGAAATAAAAAATTAACAAAAGAAGAACAATTAAAAATAAGATCTTTAAATCCTAACAAAACACCCTCTTGGTATAAATCTTACGAAAGGGACTTTAGAAAAAAAAGAACAATTAAACTATTAGAAATTATTTATGATAAACAAATTTTAGATTATGATGTAGCAGATGCAGCGGGAATTGGTCATTGGGCGATTAACAATTGGGACAAAGCAGTAAAATTTGACAAGGAGTAGCCATGAGTGCTAAAATGTATCAGAGTCAGGTATGGCTTAAAAAACGATATCACATGGACAAAAAAAGTCCAGAAGATATTGCTAATGAATGTGGGGTAAGCGTAGAAACCATTTACGTATACCTTGCTAAATTTGGATTAAGGAAGTCAAAACGATGAAATTAAAACCAGTTTATAAAGACGTTAAACATTTTCATTATGATGATTTATATATACGTTCATTATCAGCGCCTTCAGGTAAAGAAATATTAATGAACTGTATGGCAATTGCACAAATGTTAATTGAAAAAAACATATCATATGGTGATTCTGCACTTGATCCAGTAAGAATTTTTAGCAAGACCAACCCAATAGAACAACTTCATGTCAGAATAGACGACAAGTTAAGTCGTTTAATGAAAGGAACTGATTACGTTGGAGACAATGACATTGATGATTTAATCGGTTATTTAGTTTTATTAAAAGTTGCAAAGGAAAAAAATGACAACAGACAATGAATTAGTTAAGCATTTAGATGAGATAAACAAAGTTGTTGAAGAGTATTTAAAGGGTAATGATCCAACCTCAATCTCTAAACAACTTGACATTCCAAGAACTAGAGTTGTTGCTCATTTAAACGAATGGCGAGTTATGGCTTCTGCGAACGATGCTATTCGTGCTCGTGCAAAAGAAGCACTTGTTGGAGCAGATACACACTATACTAAATTAATTAATCAAGCATACGAAGTAATCGATGAAGCAACCATGACATCAAACCTTAATGCCAAAAATACAGCCATTAAACTTGTTATGGATATTGAAGCAAAAAGAATTGACATGTTACAAAAGGCTGGTTTATTAGAAAATAAAGAACTTGCTGAAGAAATGGTAGAAATAGAAAAACGTCAGGAGGTGCTCGTTGGAATTCTTCGTGATATTGCATCTGAGCATCCAGAAGTTAGAGATTTAATTATGGCTAAATTATCTACTATTGCTAAAGAAGGAGAGGTAATTACAGTTGTCCACAATGTTCAATGATTTTATTGATGCATTAAAAGATGAGCAATTTGAAATAATTCCAATAGACGTAAAAACTTTTGTAGAATCTCCAGATTACCTCAATCAACCACCGCTTTCTTCAATTCAATACGATATTGTTGAGGCCATGAGTCAGGTGTATAAAAAAAATGATTTACAAAATTTAATGGGAACAGATGTTGGAGGAAAACATTATGAAAAATACACGAAAAATGAAATCATCTTACAGTTGGGCAAGGGTAGTGGTAAAGATCACACCTCTACTGTTGCTTGCGCTTATATTGTTTATAAGTTATTATGTCTCAAAGATCCTGCAAGATATTTCGGAAAACCAAGTGGAGATGCAATAGACATTATTAACGTTGCAATTAACGCAGAACAGGCTAAAAATGTCTTCTTTAAAGGTTTTAAAAATAAAATTGAGCAATCGCCATGGTTTGCAGGAAAATATGATCCTAAAGTAAACTCTATTAGTTTTAATAAATCTATTACAGTTTATTCTGGACACTCAGAAAGAGAGTCTCATGAGGGACTTAACTTATTTATGGCAGTATTAGATGAAATATCTGGTTTTGCTACAGAAGTTGGCACTGGTAACGATCAGGGAAAAACTGCTGACAATATTTACAAAGCATTTCGTGGAACAGTAGATTCTCGTTTTCCAGATCTTGGAAAAGTTGTACTTCTTTCATTTCCTCGTTTTGCTGGTGACTTTATTTCAAAACGGTATGAAGATGTAATTGCTGACAAAGAAATAATAGAACGTAGACATAAATTTATTATAAACGAAGAACTACCTGAAGGACCAGACAATGAATTTGAAATTGTTTGGGAAGAAGATCACATCTTATCTTATAAATATCCAAGAATGTTTGCATTAAAAAGACCTACCTGGGAAGTAAATCCTACTCGTAAAATAGAAGATTTTAAAATTGCATTTTTAACAGATATGGGTGATGCTATGATGAGGTTTTTATGTATGCCAACTTTTTCATCAGATGCATTTTTTAAACAAAAAGACAAATTAGAAAAATGTATGACACTAAGAAACCCTCTAGACTCATATAGAAGGTTTGATTTGTCTTTTAAACCAGACCCTGATAAAATATATTATGTACATGCAGACTTAGCACAAAAACACGATAAGTGCGCTGTTGCTATAGCACATGTAGACAAGTGGGTAAATATACAGGTAATAAAAGATTATCAACAGGTTGCACCAATTGTTGTTGTAGATGCGGTGGCGTGGTGGGAGCCAAAAATAGAAGGACCTGTAAATTTATCTGAGGTAAAAAATTGGATAATAAATCTTCGTAGAGAGGGATTTAATATTGGAACAGTAAGTTTTGACAGATGGCAATCTTTTGATATTCAACAAGAATTAAAGGCCGTTGGATTAAAAACAGATACTGTTTCAGTTGCTAAAAAACATTACGAAGATCTAGCCATGATGATTTACGAAGAAAGAATTGCAATGCCAAAAATTCCTTTGTTACTTGAAGAGATGAGCGAACTTAAGATTATGAAAAATAATCGTATCGATCATCCTCGTAAAAAATCTAAGGACTTGGCAGATGCCGTTTGTGGGGCGGTATTTGGAGCAATATCTCACACAAGTAGGGATTCCAATATAGAAATTGATATTCATACTTGGTCTTCTGCCACTAAACTTGCAGAAAAGCAAAGGAATATGGTAGAATTGGAAACAAGGGAATTACCTGACGATGTTAGAGATTTCCTGTCGGAATATAAATTAATATAAATAAAAACAAGGAGAAAAATGAATTCATTGAAGAAAATTGCACTTGTTGCCGCTGCAGCGTTGACAAGCACACTCTTTGTTGCCATACCGCCAGCACAAGCAGCAGTAACTAACGGATACGTATTATCTGATAGTTTGGCTAACGGTGCTCGTGGAGTAACAGTATTAGCAGATACAACCAAAGCAGAGGCTGGTATTAATGCAATTGTTGCATTGACTACAAGTGATACTTTGGCTGCAACAGCAGATGATAACGTATCATTAGAAATTGCTGGGCCTGCTACATTTACTGATTACACGGCAGCGGGATCAAACCCTACAGGGGTTACACTTACCAGTTTAGGTAAGTTATTTACTTTTTCAGCGACTACAACCTCAGCAGTAAACTTACCAACAAATGTTAAGTTAACTGTAAACGGTGCAGGAACTGTAACGGTAACACAAAAGAAGAAGGTTGGATCAACCACTTCTACAATTGATATTAAAACAATCTACGCAGGAACAACTGTAAAGACAAATATATTGTCTGTGGCAGATTCCTATGTTCGTGTACAAGATACATCAACACAAGGAACATTAACATCTAGCGTAGATGTTGCTGGATCAACAACCGTTACCAATGGTGGTACAGGTTACATTAACATCCGTGCAATGGATGCCTATGCAGCCCAATTATCAACTAGTGGTGTAATTCAGGCAAGCGCAACTGGTGGTGCAGTAGTAGCATTTGATGCTGCTCCAAGCACACAAGTAAATTCAGCAGCCAAGACTGGTACTGCTGGAGTTCTATATGTGGTTCAAGGAACTGCAAATGAGAATAGTCCAGTAACTACAACAGTTACAATTACATTTAACGGTGCAACTCTTGCAACAAAAACCATTACATTTACAGGTCGTGCAGCATCAATCTTGGTAACAGGAGTAGATATTGCACAATCTGGTGGAGCACGTACAGGAACTTATGACTTTGTTGTTAAAGATTCCGCTGGTAATCAGTTGGCTGGTATTACTCCAGTTGCCGATACAACCAAGTACACATCACAAGTAACCGCTGTTTCTGTAGGTGGAGCATCATCTGCAACAGCAGTACAAACAGGTGGATGGACATGTGCTTCTACATCAGGTTCATCAATAGTTCGCATTAAGCATACACACTCAGATGCAACAGTTATTAATTCAAATGACTTTGTTGCAGCATGTGCTGCTGGTGTGAGCAAGTACACAGCAACTCTTGATAAGAAAGAGTACAAGGCTGGAGAAATTGCAACCCTAACAATTTCAGCAACAGACGTAAATGGTGCTAAAGTTCACGGTGCTGCAACTCTGGGCGCTGGCGTAGCAATCTCAGGTGGACAGTTGACAGCAGTTTCTGCTCCAACATCTGCTGATGTATTTGATACAGCTGGATCAAGATCAATTAAATACACGGTAGGTAACACTGCTGGGTCATACAATATGATCGTAGATCTACCAGCATATGTAGCAACTGATTCTGCAAAGACAGTCGCATATTCTATTGTAGATTCTTCAGGTGCAGTATCTAATGCTCAAATTCTAAGCGCAATTGTTGCTCTTATTGCTCAAATAAACAAGCAAATTGAGGCACTGCAGAAATTACTTCTTACAAAGAAGAAAAAGAAGTAATTAAATATTTATAAAAGGGGTATGGGAAACTTTGCCCCTTTTATTCATAGGTGATAGAATAGTGTGGTGGAAGACTACATAAACAATAAGGTCCGACAGGACATTATAAAAGAGATTAGTAATCTTGAACTCCCAGAAAGCTGGAAGCCAAAGATGGTAATCGATTACATAATAGAAAAGATAAATAAAAAA